GTCACTAGCCATCTTAGCAATTTGTTCAGGAGTAGCCGCCTTTCGGGGAGGTCTTGCAACTGCACCAGCAGGTGTTTCCACAATCATATCAGAAGGGAACTCTTGGTTTACTTCGACACGGATAAGGCCACGCTTTGTATTTACATATCTAGCAAGAGGGCCTCTGTTAATCTTGGAATCAGAAGCAGGAGCAGGAATCTTAACCGCAACAGGGTTTCCAGAAGCATCAGTTAAAACAGTTTTTGCTTCATTGGTGACAACCTTTCTTCCAAGAAAATCTTTGGCTGTCATTCCAGAACCCGTGACACTATCCTCAGAGGGAGTATTTCCAGAGAGTTCTGCCGTCAGTTTTTCGTAAAGAGAATAAATCTGGTCTGTAACGCCTCCACGAAGTTCTTCAGACTGTTCAGGGCTAAGACCTTCAAATGTGCCATTAAGAACATTGTCCTTGATGTCATCAAGCCATTGGAATGTAGCCTCGTTGTCGTCTCCCTTAAATCCAGCACTTCTAGCGTTTGCCAGTTGTTCTCTAAATGTGTTGTAATTCTCTATGCCAGAAATGTAAGGATTCCATTTAGTTTTAGCCACGGCTGGTTTTACGCCAGTCATCTTTGGGCCTTTGCCAGCGTCTTCACCAGCGGAAATGTCACGCTTGAGTTTCATATCCTTTGTCTTCTGGTAAAGATTAAGGGAGTTAGCCAAGTCTTGATACTTGGCTTGAGCACCAGCAACAACGCCAGCCTTTTTGTTAAAGTTTAAAGAGTGTAGGCCAGAGAGCGAATCAAGGGTTGGCTTAATGAATGACTCAGCGTAATCGGCGAGTTCAGGGTCTTTAGAAAGAACATCGTAGTAATTCTTAAAAGTAGAAGTAAGTTGCTCGCCTAGTCCCACTACAACTTGGTCTTTACCTTTTGCTTCATAATACTTTTCAATCTGGTCGCCTATGCCCCCCATAGTACGCTCAATGCCAGCCGCTTGTGCCGCACCAAACTCGCCGATGCCTTGGATAGGTTGAATACCGCTAGTATACTGTCCAAATGATTTAGCCATTAATTAATAAGAAATTTGTTATTCCCCCAGTTTAGCACTAACCATTCTAGCACCCGCATTAATGAGACCATTGGTAAAAGCGTTTTGAGCCTGTTGGTTAGCCATCTTGACAGACATAGCCTCTTGTCGGTTAGCACCGATGATAGCAGAATTGTATTGAGATTCAGGCTGGAAGATTTGAGCACCAATACCTGAGTACATTCCAGAGCCGCCTTGAACAAGGCCAGCAGGAGAAAAAGCCGCCATCTGTTGCATCAGGGGCATACCATACATAGCGTTAGCAGACTGCGTCTGAGCCAAGCCAGCGGCGTACATACCAGCACCAAACTGTCTTGAACGGTTCTCACGGGCATCCTGCATCTGGTAGGTGTTCATCATTTCTTGGACAACTGCTTGATTGCCAGAGAGACCTCTAGCCGCCATAGCCTGTCTAGCAGATTGCTGGGCAAGTTGTTGCATCTGTGGTGTAAGGTTTCTACCAGCAGAGAGGTCGTTCTGAGCCGACTGTTGCATTGAGGCGTAAATACCTCTTGTGCCAGAGTCTAAAGACTGCTGGTAAGCCCCCATAGCCGCTTCGCCGACCTTTCCATAGATTGGGGCTTGCATCCCAAGATAATTCTGCTGGAGGCCACCAGAGATGCCCTGTGCCTGTCCGAACAGGCGACCCATACCCTCAACGCCGCTACTGATGCCCTGCTCCATAAGTTGCAGGTACTGCGGAGTGTACTGGCGTTCTAGTTCTAGTAGACGAGGTTGGATGGCTTCCTGCCCAGACATAGCATCAAGCATTTCTTGCTTGTAGTCTCTTGGTGCTGGTGCGGCTATTTTTTTTGCTCCCATTGTGTTATATAGTTAAAAGGTTTATGTATTTGTTAGAAAGTTTCTTTATGATACCAAACCTCAATGCTAACTTTTCTTGACCTTCCCAGTTGGGATAGCGTTCTTGAAGTTGGATTACAAGGCTTTTCTTTGCCTCTGGGGTTGTGGCGATAAAGTCCATAACACACAGGTCGTTGGACTCCTCTGCTGAAGCAGGGATAATATCCTTAAATGTCAGCAAATTTTCGTGTTTCTGTTCGTCCCTTTTAGCCACGGGGTACATCACCGCTACCCCTGTAAATCCATTTTCGCCTGATTCAACGAACAGGTAGTTGAAGGTATCAGCCCAATGGATGTAGGCAACTAACTCATCGTCCGTCCAGCCAAAGGCTTCCCCACGACCCTTGTTACGGTTCGCTTTGATGTAGGAGATGAGGTCGCCAAGTGTCATTAAGCGGTTGTGTATTTAATTCCAGAAACGCTGTTGTCGAATGTAGTCTGAGTTCCAAGGTATGACCCAAAATAAGCAGTAGTTGGAGATGAGTTAACTCGGCTTACAGTAGAACTTGTGTTTTCTGTAACAACAACCGAAAGGGTTACACCAGAAAATACTGTGGCTGGAAGAAGAACAAAAGAAATGCCAACCTGTCTTTGATAGTCGTCAACATCATTTCCACTACCGTCTACTGCGACAACAAACGAATAAGTAGCAGTTGCGTAAACAACGCTGGCACTATCTATAACTTTAATTGTATATGAAGAAAGACTTCTTCCTGCAAAATTAGCAGAAACTAAAAAACTAAAGTGCCAGCGTTCTACGGCTGTCTTTGTCTGCACAGCCGTTGATTGATACTTAGAGCCTGTGAACCCGCCAAGCGTACCAGAGGCAACATAGCCAAAACCAGAATCTACCCACTCGTAGACAGCATAAACAGGTCTGGAATTAAACTGGATAGCACCTGTGATATTTACAGTTCCGTCAAAATTGGCAGAACCGCTGGTGTTGCCGTTAGTCCAGCCAGTACCGCTGTAGACCTCAAGCGTACCAGATGTGGTGTTAAATCTGATGTGACCAGCAACAGGAGACGCTGGGCGTTCAGCCTCTGTGCCTGTGGCAATCTTGATAGCACCTGTGCCGTTAATGACACCACCGACAGTAAGGGCGTTGACTACATTAGCAGACTCAGCCTCAAACGCTCCAGCCACATCAACCTTCTGACCAGCGGCAGGGGTGATAACCAAGTCAACCGCAGTACCGCCAGTAATGGCAGATGTAGCGACAGGGAGGTTGCTGTTGAGGATATCGCTGACCGTAGGCTTACGGAGAGCCGTAGCAGAGAGGTCGTAGAGCAACACGGAATCGGTAGCGGCAACCGTGTTAGCGGTCATCGCACCTTGGTCAAGGATAGCCCCAGCAAGCAGGGTAGAAGAGTCAACCAGTTGGTTAAGACGAGCACCAGTTACCTGTTGTCCGTCTGTGAAAGTATCGCCTTTAGAGATTTGTGCCATAAATTATTGTTTAGAATTGTTTGTAGGCTTCTGAACCGTTGCATACGCAGAGGAAGAACGGATAGAAGGTCTGAGGTTGGAAGAGATGTAAGTAAATTGTATACCAGAGCCAATCTTTCTGATTCCGTTTCTACGGACAGAGTCTTCGGTGAACTCAGAACCAAACACATCAAGTGTATAAGATACATCTGGGTTAAAGACTTCAGCAACGGTGGTAATCTGAGAGCCAGCGTCTGCTAGGAACTCTGCTTCGCAGGAACTAAACCGTTTGTCTTGCATAGTCCCGAACACATATCTGCGTGTTTTTAAAATAGCAGTTATAGCATTTTGAGGGAAAGATAACGCAGTTAATGTTGAAGGAAGGTAAAACGGAAGAAGAGGAGTTCCCGCATTAGGGTCTCCCGCTGTCCAATTTTGATACTCGTCCCAAGTAAGTTGCTCCATAAGAAACAAGCCTTGGTCTGTATCAACACCGTACATTCGTCTTTGGTTGTCCTTCTTGGCGACCACAAAGTCAAAGATGTCGAAACCAGCAGGGTAGGTGTCAACCGACTCCCATTGTTTAAGAATAAAGTTATATACCAGAATGGCGTTGTTATCAACGGAATTATCAAGCGGAACGGCTAGATAGTACCTGTTGTTCCAGTAAGTGCCTGTAGAACGATAGGCATATGTCTTATTGATTCTTTGGATGATGTCGTCAATTGGGGCTGAAATAGGGTCAGCCATTGTCAGCAATTTCATCGACTCAGCAGAGGCTGGCTGAGGTTGCAGGAAGTAAACACCGTTGTCTGACAGGAAGAACACGCCACCACCAGCCTGTACGACAGACTTACGGGCAGAGCAACCGATGTCGGTAGCCAGCGTCTTCAACGAAGATGTGGCAGACAGCCCGTCACCAGAGAGATACCTGTCTGTGCCTGTGTTCACATAGAAGATGCTGTTACGCATAAACACCAAGAACTCATTGAGAGTCCAAGGAGCGACACCGACTACTTGGTCGTTACTGCCGTTGTTAATCGTGAACGCATCGAGGGCATCCCATTCGTTAAAATCAAGGAAGTTGCTAACCGATACAGTATCAAAGTTTCTAGCCGCAATCTCTGAGTGGTATTTACCTAATGCAATCATTCGATTTGCATAATACAGCAAACCAGAGGAGTTAGGAAACTTATGCCCAGCGTTAGGGCTTACATCAAGTGCAATTATGGTGACACCCAAGTCCCACATCAACGGACGCTTACTGAAGCCCCTGCTGATGTAGACCTTATCAATAGCCGTTACGACATCAACTCCGTCCTGTGTCGTAATAGTTTCTCCAGCGGGGAATGA